CAGACAGATAATGTCCAGGGTATATGGCTGAAGGATAAGACAGAGCTCGTTGCTGAGATGATTGTTACCTACACATCCAAGAACGTAGCACACATCGATTCATTCACTGTATTACCATCACACCGTGGAAAAGGCCTGGGCCATGCGCTAGTCAAACTAACCCTTGACTGGGCCATTGACCTAGAGTACGAATACATCACAGGAGAAGCAAGGCTTGGAGCAAGCTGGAAGATTTTTAAAACATTTGGAGCAGAAGAGATTTTGTTATACAAAGACTGGAACAGCACAGGGGAGGACTACGTGAGCTTCAAAATCAAATTGTAATGGCAATAGTAAACCAGGTAGACAAACGTGTAAAACTGAGTAATTGGCAGATTGTCAAGTACCAGATCCTTACGCATTGCTACTTATACGACATACCGGTGAGTGACTCAGACCTGAACTGTCTGACACTGCTGGCTATTATGGGAGAAGTGGAACTCACTTCTTTCTGTAATAAGGCCCATGTGATGAACATCTTTTCTTCCGAGCAGTCCGTAAGGAACTGCCTCACCAAGGTGGAAAAGAAAAGCCTCATCAAAAAAGAAGGCAAGAACAAAAAGAAAATATACCTCCATCCAGAGATGAAGGTGCACAGCAAGGGTAGCATTCTGTTAGACTACAAATTTCTAAGCGTTGAAACCAAGTAAGGCTAAACAGTTTATACCGGAAGTGGCCGCTGAACTTGAGATGAGTGAAGATGCAGTGACGGCCATTATCAATTTTTACTGGGAAGAAGTGAGAAAGTCCTTGTCGGGACTTAAGCATTCAAGAGTGCACCTCACTAACCTGGGAGACTTTGTAATTAAGCACTGGAAACTGGATGATAAGATTGACAAGCTGGAGCGTTTTGAAGAAAACAACCGGCTTAAAGGTATGCAGCAAATGACGGCCAGGTTTAAAACCGTAGAAACCCTTTATGATCTGAATAACCTGAAAGCCATCATGGCAGAAGAAAAACAACGGGCAGAGTTTATCAAACTACATAAAAAGACAACACATGTCAATACAAGAGAACATAATCCGAATATGGAAGAACAAGGGACAGATCATTGAGGGCATCACCAACAGTGTGTTTAAGCGTGAGGATGTAGAAGAAATTGCACAACAGAGAATGCAGGTTTGTATGAATTGTGCACTTTACGATGTGCAGGGTGACGGATGTATGGTGCCCGGCACGCAGCCTTGTTGTAACGAGAAGATGGGTGGATGCGGATGTTCTCTTGGGTTTAAAACCAGGTCCTTGTCCAGTGCATGTCCAAAGGGATACTGGGACGCAGAACTAAATGAACATGAAGAAGACCAGCTGAACGAAAAACTTGCACTCTGACATGCCCATCGAGACCACTGGAGAATGTGTGCGCCTGGAAGTAGTTCACTCTGTGTATAAGAACAAGGTGATCTATGAGCAAATGCCGGAAGGAGACCTCTTTCCTGTAAAAAAAGAAGTGCTGCATAAACAGATCCGTGTAAAGAAATGGTTTAAGAAAGAAGCCATCACCAGTGTGGAGCAGTATGTCACTACCAAAAACACGATAGCTAAGAACCGGTCCATTGTATTTGATAAATATTCAGCCAGGTTTTACGCCACCTACCATACCCCGGAAGAGATCATGAACAACATCGATCTGTATTCCAAATCCTATAGAAACCAAATTGGCTTTACCTATGATACTAAGATTTACCCCGCAGGATCACAAATACACCAGCATAAAAAAAGAAGATGAACGTGATTGGATCAGTGCCACTTCTTTTATCGGAAACTTTAAACAACCCTTTGACGCAGATGCCATAGCCGCAAAAAGCAGCCGCAAGAAAAACTCTAAGTGGTATGGTATGACTCCTGATGATATCAAAGCAGCCTGGAAAGCAGAAGCCCTTCGTGCTACAACACTGGGCACCTGGTATCACAACTGCAGAGAGCGTGACCTTTGTGAACTGGAAACTATTGAACGCACTGGTGTCACTGTACCGATTGTAAAACCAATCGAGATAGAAGGCATCAAATATTCTCCCGAGCAAAAACTTTCTGATGGTGTCTATCCTGAACACCTGGTTTATTTAAAAAGTGCAGGCATTTGTGGTCAGTCAGACCTGGTAGAAGTGATCAACGGTCAGGTGCACATCACCGACTACAAAACCAATAAAGAAATCAAGACAGAAGGATTTACTAACTGGGAAGGCATCACTACTAGAATGTTACCACCGGTGGCGCACCTCGATGATTGTAACCTGAATCATTATGCATTGCAGCTGAGCCTGTACATGTTTATGATTTTAAAACACAACCCAAGACTGAAGCCTGGTGTACTTACTATCCACCACATCTTATTTGAGACCGTGGGAGAAGATAAGTTTGGTAATCCGATCACTGCTCTGGACACTACAGGTAATCCCATTGTAAAAGATATTGTGCAATATGACCTGCCTTATTTAAAGCAGGAGATTGTTGCACTACTGCACTGGCTGGAAGATAACCGTGATAAAATAAAAGCCAAGCATTAATGAGAGTTTTGTTTGATCACATCAACGGTTTTGGAAAAGTGAGTGACCAGGATTTCATCTACTCGCAGCCGCATGGTGTACTGGAAGAAGGGGAGAGTGCAAGTGAAGCATTAGCCTGTGGTTGGATACCCTGGGAAGACGCGTGGTATAACCTGAGATCTGTACGAATAGACCTAAGTGCGTACAAGCCTCATGAAACTACACGCAAGAAAGCAAAGCTTGTTGATGGTGTGTACGAAAAGTTTGAAGACAGTCCTGAGTACAGAGAGCTCTATGAAAAGTATTGCGCTCACCATGGATTTCAACGCACCATTACTTGGGAACAGTTATTTACCGGTAGCGTAATAAACTATTACTACAACGATAAGCTGATTGGCTATTCTACAGTGGATATATATGAAGACGCCATGGTAGCTACACAGTTTGTATGGGACTATGCAGAGCCATCACTATCACTTGGTAAGGTAGCACAGATGTATGAGTGTGAAGCTGCAAAAATGATGGGCTGTAAGCATGTGTACATTTTGGGTGGATACGAGAAGTGTTGTTTATACAAATCTGACTTCTACGGATTTCAGTGGTGGACCGGATCTGTGTGGAGTGAAGATAAAGACCTATACAAAAAACTTTGCCTGCGCGATGACCAGGCTCAGGTAAACTATGAAGACTATGATACATGAACCGCGCAACCGGGTTGAAGTGACCACACCAAAAGGTGATGGGGTGATATGGCTAGTGACCGACTATGGTCATGAGACAGATACGATTTATACAGTGATCATAAATGCCACCGGAGAGTTTTGGCAGTTTGCTCACAAAGACATTAAAGCTAAAAAGAACATAACATTTGGAAGAACATGGTAAGATTATTTGACATACAGAACGGAAAAGTGATACCCAGTGAACATTGCTACACATTAGCGTCACTGAAGAAGATTATTGAAGATTATCCGCAGGATTACTCCCGCGTGTACGCGTACATTTTTTACATGACCTGCCCTAACCCGGACCTCAATCCATTTTTTGATGTACCAGAGCAGGACAAGGAAGAACTGATCTTGCAGGAAGTGGAAGCAGATTTTTCCACCGATGATGAAACCATCATCAATGCGATCAAGCTCTGTGAGAAAATGTACCAGACTCCTACGTACAGAGCCTACCAGGGAATTAAGATTGCCCTGGATAACATGGCCACCTTTATGGCCACTGAGAAACCCACTTCCGGCAGGGACGGATCGGCTACAGCCCTGCTCAGAATTGCAGAACGCTTTGACATGGTGAGACAGTCTTTTAAGGGTGTCTATCGTGACCTGATCGAAGAGCAGCAATCAACGGTGAGAGGTGGACAAAATCTAGCCTACGATCAATAGAAGTTGTAGAACTTATTTATAAAAGCTCTACATTTGTAGAACTACAGCGTGTGATGTTGCACGCTAAAAACTTTACGGAAATGACCAAGAACATTACGCCAGTGGCGATCTGGCACAATGGACAAACAGTAAGTGCTGTTGCTATTCGGTTTTATTGTATTCAAGATGACCTGGAAACCCAGGCTATCTATTACTACGAACTCAGATCAACAACAGATATACTTACTGCCGGGAACCTCACTCTCACAGGAACATCCTATGATGACAGAGATTCCAACCAGTATGTTATAGACTGGGTTGCTTCTCAACTCACGCTGACATACACCACATAAAGCCCTGTTGGTGAAATGGTAGACACGCTGTCTTCAGGAGGCAGTGTCAGTAATGACGTGAGAGTTCGAATCTCTCATAGGGCACAAATTATTACACCTATGAAAGAACATCCACCAGTACTCTCTCAAACGGTAGAGGACTACCTGTCTATGTACATCCTATCAATGGAGGCTGTGCGGATTACCAGTAACGGGGTGTTCATCCTTAATACGCCTGTTAAGAAACGCAACCGCAGGAAGATGAGTAAAAATAAATCCCTATGAAAAACAATGACTACCTAAACGATTGGGTATTCCACTTTAATCCGTATACGGAAATGTGGGCTGCCATTCCTAAAGATCATTACCAAGACTACTGGAATGATTACGCACACGCAGACATCCTGCGTTCTACACACTTAAACACCCTGATTGATCTTTTACACAAAAGCAAGGGTGATGTAGAGATGATCCATAGCCTTACCAAAGTGGGTGTTAAGTAATGACTCCATATAAAGAAGTGCCCACCTGGGACAACGGTCAATGGATCGTCACCACTTTTTATACCCGGGAAGAGTTCCGGGATTATCTGCTTTTTTTATTTAAGCAGCCTGGTGAATATTTATTTGACGAGAGCAGCAAGATATTTAATGCTGAAGGTAGAAAGTTTCAGCAGCAGGGATTCTACTGTGCTGCCCCTACCAGAAGTAAAGACTTTATTGCCTATTGGGATGATCAGAAGATGAAGTGCAGAAACGGCATTATTGTTAAAAACGGGACTAATGCATGGTATGTCACGCGTGACTACTACATGTGGCTGAACTTTCTTCCCATCTATGACAAAGAAGAAAAACGTTTTGATTTTGCCAAGGTGAGAGACGCCCAGTATCACATGGCGCTGTATGAACACCTGGCTGAGCTGCACTATAAACATGCAGTGATACTTAAGAAACGTCAGATAGCCTCTTCTTACTTTCACATGGCCAAGATCATCAACACCTATTGGTTTGAATCAGGCTCTATATGTAAGATTGGGTCATCACTTAAAGACTATATCAACGAGAAAGGATCCTGGAAGTTTCTAAACGAGTATAAGAACTTCCTGAACGAGCACACTGCCTGGTACAGACCGGCAGAACCTGAAAAGGTGTTTGCCTGGAACCAGCAGATCAAGGTGAGGATTAACGGACGTGACACGTTCAAAGGACTCAAGAGCAGCATTAGTGGATACTCTTTTGAAAAAGATCCAACCAATGGTGTGGGTGGTCCCGTAACTTATTTCTTCCACGAGGAAGCAGGTATTGCTCCAAAGATGAATGACACCTATGGGTTCATTAAGCCTGCACTAAAGTCTGGTCACATCATTACCGGTCAGTTTATTGCAGCAGGATCAGTCGGTGACCTGGACCAGTGTGAACCCATGAAAGAATACATCATGCACCCGGAAGAAAACGGGTTTTATGGTGTACAGAGTAACTTATTAGACAAAGACGGCACACTATCTATTACCGGGTTGTTTATACCCGAGCAGTGGAGTATGCCTCCTTATATTGATCAGTACGGGAATTCTTTGGTAGAGGATGCCCTGGCTGCCCTGGACGCACAGTTTGAAAAAGCCAAGCGTGACCTTGCTCCGGATGCGTACCAGTTAGAAGTGTCCCAGCATCCCAGAAACATTGAAGAAGCTTTTGCTACCAGGAAGGTGAGTGTATTTCCGCCACACCTGGTTTCTAAACAACTGCAGCGCATAGCAGATAAAGAGTACCCGGTGGAATACCTGGACCTTTCGCGTGACGCGGAAGGACGCATCGTGGACAAGCCGTCCAGGAAGATCCCCATCCTGGAGTTTCCTATATCTAAAAAGACAGAAGACAAGACCGGAGTGATCTGTGTCTACGAACGACCGGTAAAAAACCCAACGTTTGGGATGTACTATGCCTCAGTGGATCCGGTAGGGGAAGGTAAGACCACTACTTCGGACTCTCTTTGCGCCATTTACATTTACAAGAATCCTGTAGAAGTGATCAAAGACTACGGAGACGGAAAGGTGGAGAATAGCATTGAACGTGACCGGATCGTGGCTAGTTGGTGCGGACGTTTTGATGATATCAATAAAACCCATGAACGCCTGGAGATGATGATCGAGTGGTATAACGCCTGGACCATTGTCGAGAACAACGTAGCCCTGTTTATACAATACATGATCAGCCGTAAAAGGCAGAAGTATTTGGTACCCAAGGACATGATCCTGTTTCTAAAGGACATTGGGGCCAACCGCAATGTGTTCCAGGAATACGGCTGGAAGAACGTGGGCACCCTGTTCAAGGGTAACATCCTGAGCTACGGGATCGAGTTTACCAAAGAAGAACTGGACACCGAAACCAAGGCCAACGGAGACATCGTACACACCACGTATGGTGTAGAACGTATACCAGATCCTATGCTGCTCAAAGAAATGCAGGCCTACCAGGATGGGGTGAACGTGGATAGACTTGTAGCCTTTTGTGCCCTGATTGCCTTTGCCAAAGTGCAGCAATCTAACAGAGGCTACAGTAAACGTGTAGAACATGCCCATCAAAAGTTGGAGAACTCACAAAAAATCAGTAAATTAAATTGGGGACCTTTTAGACATATAGGGTCCTCTAAAGGCAGTTCTATAGGTCATAAACCCCGGAACCCTTTTAAAAACCTCAGCTAACTCCTATGGAAACCCAAGAACTCACCCTGCACCAGCAGAAGGTAACAATCCTAAGCCGTCTTGTAAAAGATAATCAACTCACTTTGGAAGAGGCCCTGCTTCTTTTAAAGGAGGAGGAGAAGGAACCTGCAGAAATCACGGTGGCTCCTTATAATCCAAACGGAATTGGGACTATACAATGGAACCCTATGCCTTACACTTCTACAGGTACACTCCTGGTTAACACCAACGGAAACGTAGGCATTGGAACAACTACCTCTAGCTCCAATACTAAACTCTCTATCAACAGCCCAGATGCTGACCTAAATAATTAATGCATGGAAATATTAAATGCACTCGACCTCAAGAAGGGGAAGAAAGCTGACTACAACAAGATGGGTACGCTGGTTCAGCCTATTCAGTTCCTTTCAGAAAAGGAAAAGGACGAAGAATGGAGAGCCTGGAACCTGGACTGGTTAGAATTCCAGGGCATGAAGCAGCTGAGACGCAACGCCCGCAGGCTGATGAAGAACTACAAGCTGGCCAAAGGCATTATTGATAAAAGTGACTATATCGTAGAAGAGAATAACGAGATGGCCGACCTGATTGATACCCTGACCAAAGAGGATCAATCAGCACTGGAACTGAAGTTTTACCCTATTATACCCAATGTCGTTAACGTACTTGCTAACGAATTTAGCAAACGTACCTCCAAGATTACCTACCGTGCCGTAGACGATAACTCGTACCAGGAAATGCTGGAAGAAAAGCGTTCTTTGATCGAGGAAACCCTGCTTCAGCAAGCTCAGCAAAAGATGCTGGTAAACATGATCAACATGGGTATGGACCCTGAGAGCGAGGAAGCAGCCGAGATGATGGCTCCTGAAAACCTAAAAAGCCTTCCTGAAATAGAAGAATTCTTCCGTAAAGACTACCGCTCTATGGTAGAAGAATGGGCCACTCACCAGATGAAAGTGGATACCGAAAGATTTGGTATGGCTGAACTGGAAGAGCGTGGCTTCAGAGACATGCTGATTGCCGACCGTGAGTTCTGGCATTTTCAGATGAGGGAAGATGACTACGATATTGAGCTGTGGAACCCACTGCTTACTTTCTATCACAAGAGCCCCGATGTTCGTTACATCTCCCAGGGTAACTGGGTGGGTAAGATGGACATGATGAGTGTATCGGATGTGATTGACAAGTTTGGCTGGATGATGAACCAGGAGCAACTAGAAGCCCTGGAAGCGATTTACCCTGTACGTTCTGCCGGTTACGCAGTACAGGGATACCAAAATGATGGAACTTATTATGATCCGACCCGATCACACGAATGGAATACGCAAATGCCTTCCCTGGCTTATAGACAGTTTACTTCTCTTTATGATACCAAGTTTGGAACCGGGGATATTGTGGAGTGGATACTTTCAGATTCTGAAGACACGATTGATTTTGGCAAAACACATCTCTTACGTGTTACTCAGGCATACTGGAAAAGCCAGCGTAAGGTGGGTCATCTTACCCGCATCAATGAGAACGGAGAGATTTCTCAGGACATTATCTCTGAGAACTACAAGGTGACTGAAAAGCCTTTGTACAACACTACGCTCTACAAGCAAAAGAGCAAAGACAACTTAATATTTGGAGAACACATTGACTGGATCTGGATCAACGAGACCTGGGGTGGTATTAAGATTGGACCTAACCGTCCTGCATTCTGGGGAATGAACAACCCGGGAGGTATCAACCCGATTTATCTTGGACTGAATGGCGGTAAGCCAGGACGTATTCCGTTCCAGTTTAAAGGAGACTCAACACTATACGGCTGCAAATTGCCGGTGGAAGGTGCTGTATTTGGTGATAGAAACACCCGCAGTATTTCACTGGTAGATTTGATGAAGCCCTACCAGATAGGCTATAACATTGTAAACAATCAGATCGCTGACATCCTCGTAGACGAACTTGGTACAGTGATTCTTTTGGACCAGAATGCTTTGCCACGTCACTCTATGGGAGAAGACTGGGGTAAAAATAATCTGGCCAACGCCTATGTGGCTATGAAGAACTTCCAGATGCTACCGCTGGATACTACCATTACTAATACAGAGAACGCGATGAGCTTCCAGCACTACCAGGTGCTGAACCTTGAGCAGACCAACCGTTTGCTGTCGCGTGTTAACCTGGCTGGTTATTTTAAGAACCAGGCTTTTGAAGTGATTGGTCTGAATCCACAGCGTATGGGTCAGCAGATTGCTCAGCAACAAACTGCCACCGGTATTGAGCAGGCTATGAATGCATCATATGCACAGACTGAGCAATACTTTACCCAGCACTCTGACTACCTGATGCCACGCGTACATCAAATGCGTACTGACCTGGCACAGTTCTACCATTCTCAAAAGCCAAGCTTACGCCTGCAGTATATCACTACCAATGACGAGAAGGTAAACTTCCAGATCAATGGTACGGATCTGCTCATGCGTGACTTTAATATATTCTGTACTACCAAGACCAATCAGCGTCAGGTGATGGAGCAACTCCGCAGCCTGGCTATGAATAACAATACTACCGGTGCATCAATCTATGACCTGGGTAATGTGATCAAGAGTGAATCAGTGGCTGAGCTTACTGGTGTACTCAAAGATGCAGAACAAAAGAACATTGCTCAAAAGCAGGCTGAGATGCAACAGCAGCAGCAAATGCAGCAGGAACTTCTGGCTAGTCAGGAAAGACAAAAGCAAATGGATCTGCAGTTCAAGAGTGATGAAGCAGAGAAAGATCGTCAGAACGATGTTCTTGTGGCCGAAATCCGTGCAGCGGGTTATGGTGCTATGATGGATCTTAATGAAAACAAAGTGAGTGACTTCAATGACTCGATGAAAGAGATCCGCCAGAGTGACCAGTACCGTGAGCAAATGAGTTTCAAGCGTGAGCAGGAGATCAATAAATCAAGCATGAATGCCCAGAAGATTGAGCTTGAAAGACAACGCCTGCAA